TGCGCCTCATCGGAAGCATTGCCGCCAAAAAAGAGCGCGAGCGCCCGTTGGCTCACGTCACGAATCGAGGTGGTCAGTGTCCGAGAGATCGACGTGATGACGTCCTCGAGCGTGTCGGACTGCGCCGGGTCCATCGACATCAACTCCTGTCGAGTAACCTCGTTGCTCAGTTCCGCATCAGTCGTCTCCGCGAGGTAATGCCACGCGTCCTCGCTCTCCACTTGGTAGAAGAATCGACCGGCGCCCAGCACGTAGTTTCCGGCTTCGTCCAATTGATATGCGTCGCCCATCTTATTCCTCGTATTCCAGTCGCACCCGCACAAAAATGACGAATACGTTTGTGTTTTCCTGACGCGTTCCGATGAACATATTGTCCACGAACGCCTTGCCTACTGCGCCGTTCAGCGTGTCTCGTTTGTCCGGTACGCGCTCAACCAGCAGATCTCGAAACGTCTCGGCGTCTTGGACCGCCTCGAGCTCGGGGTCCTCGCTCTCATATTCAGCAACCAGCATCACATCGATGAGTGATTGAGCGCGGTCGAGCGGGCTGTCTGCCTCCCACTGCTCGCCATCATCGGCGAAGTTGATGACAGCAATCGGCAGCGTGTCCGTCTCAGGGTCAACCACCCGCCACATCGTGACGGGATAGCCCGCGTTCTGAATGCGGGTGCGTAGTTCCTGAATGGCTGCCGATGTGCTCACGTGATTTCCTTCATGTGCCAGGTCTCGACATATCCATCATCGGCCCGGTCTCGTTTCGTAATCTTCCAAGTCCTCGATTCGGTCACCACGCTTTCGTCGTCGCATGTGACCTCATCGCCCTGCTCGAGCGAATGCTCGCCCTTTCGAATGCTGATCATGTCGGCTCGAGACATGACACTGATGGCGCTGTCCGCGACTGACTCCCAATTCTCGCCGTCGAGATGAAGCACGGCCTCGATGTCGAAATATGCGACACCATGCCGAGCCACCGTGCACGTAACCTCAAAGGTCTCATGCGCGGTGGCGGTGGCGGCAGCAATGTCCATCAGGCGTTGAGCTTGAAGGTGGTCGCGGTGACAAAGACTCCGACTTGCGGGTTGCTTCCCGTGTCTGCATCGTCGGTGATTTCGTCAGCCCCCGAATCGAAATACGCCGGGTCACCAAAGCCGGTGGTCAATGCACCAGATGCGACGGCGTATTCGAAAACGCCCTCGGTCTGATAAACGACTTTCTCACCCGAACCCGCTGCGGCATTGAGTGCGATGCCGGCATAATCGTCTGCCCCGAACGTGGCCAACTGGCCAACCGTCACGGCGCCCGAAGAGGTCTGCTCGACCTTGTCGCCTTTCTGTACGAACTTGTCAGTCATGTCTCTATCTCCATCATGCCGCCCCGTAGGGCGGCGTTAGTGCAGTCGCGTTGGTGCGCCTACTCGCCGGCGCTATGCGTTACTCTCAGGCCCCAGTCGCTCGCTGGAGCGCGCGGTAGTCGCGAATCGCGGTACCGAAGTCGATGCGCACTTTGAACTGCGCGCCGTCGACGTTCCACGCTTCGGTCTGCTCGAGGTACGGTGCGTCATTGCCGTCGAGGAATGCGACCTCGATGGTGTCGTGCATCGCCGGGTCTCCAGCGAGGTACGAGGTGCCCGCGTCGTCTGCGTCGAGTCGCGGCTCGATGATGGGCTCGAGCGAGCCCTGCAGAACGTTGGTCACTCCGGCGCCCCCATCGGCGATGATTTGCCCGTTGATGAGCTCCATCGCATCGGTCTCCAGTGCAGCCGGGAGAAGTGCGAAACGCGGCGTGATGTTCAGCGGTGCCGAATGCTCGTCGTCGGTCTGCGTGCGCATGCTCGACTTCATCGTCGTAACGCCCGCCGTGTCGAAGTCGACCGCGTGCGTGTTGTTGCGGCCACCGGCGAAAAGCGCCGAGCCGTACACGTCGTCGTTGTTCGTCAGGTGCGCATAGACGAAGTTCGCGATCGTGCGCTCAGATGCCTGGCCCATCAGGCGAGGCAAGCGAGTGAACGCCTGGAGGTCATCGTTGATGATGGCCTGCCGGGTGATGCCGAAGACGCGCCCGTAGGTTCCGAGCTGAATCGTGACACCGCGCTCGCTGACCTTGGCGCCCTTGTACTCGCCGCCCTCTTCGACCTTCGCGAGGTCGCTGAAGAGACCGAGCCCGACGCGCGAGCTGGCTTTGAAGTCGCTCAGCACGCCGCGGTTGGTCCATGGTCGCCAGGTCGCCGGCGACTCATTCCAGCCCTGGAGCATCATCTTGTTCGCGATGTTCTCGAGGATGGAGGTGTAATCGCTGGTCGTGTGCGTGATGCCAACACCGCTCGCCTGTGGGCGGCCGTGACGCATCGCCAGAACCTTGCCGATGATTTCGTGACGCGAGCCTGCACGCTGCGGTGCGAACTCCATCGCCATCTCGGCGAGGGACATCGAGGCGTACTCACTCGAGCGAAGCTCTTGCTTCGCATCGCCTTCGAGGATACCCAGACGGGCCTCGATGGTGCGCTGAATGCCTTCGGCGCGGCCTTCACCTTCGGTGCGTCCGACGGTGATGCCCTGGGCGACGCCGGGGGACTTCTCCTCCTGCCCGTCAACCAGCGCGTTCAGAATCTTCTCGCGGACGTCACCGAGAGTCGTGCCCTCGTTGATGAACGAGCTTCGCTTCTCGTCGTCGATGCCGTGCTGTGCGCACAGCGTGTCGATCGCATTGATGCGTGCTCGTTCTTCGGCCATGGCCTGACGCTTTTCCTTTTCGGTCAGCGCCTGAACGTTCGAATCATTGTTGTCATCCGACGCAGGAGCGCCGGTGCCGTTCGTGTTCTTCTTCTTATCCGTCACTGTGGACTCCGTGTTGTCGGTGAAATCGGGGGTGGTGCTGTCGAGAAACTCTCGACCTTTCTCTTCGATATCCTTCGCAGCGCCCGACATGATGCGACGTCGAAGTGCTGCGGCGGTTCGATACTGAGGAAGTTCTGGCTTTTCTTTGCGGGCTTCTCGGTATCGCAGAAGCGCGGTGTCGATGAGGGCGGCCGCCTCCATCTCTTCCTCTTCTTCTTCTTCTTCTTCGCTCTCCTCTTCCTCGTCGTCGGCATCTTCGAGTTCATCGAAGTCCGCAACGATGTCGACGAATCCGAATGCTTTGGCGTCTTCGCCATTCATCCAGGTCTCTTCTGCGAGAAGCTCCGCGAGCTCGCCGATGTCCATGCCCGTGCGTTTCGCGTAGAGCGCGAGCATCGAGGACTCGGTGATGTCGAGGACTTCGGCGGATTTGCGCATGTCGTCTGCGTCGCCGATGGCGACCGACCATGGCTTGTGGACCATCAGCATCGAGGCTTGGGATGCGATGATGGAATCGCCCGCCATCATGATGATGGTCGCAGCACTGGCGGCCAGCCCGTCGATGAAGACGCGCACGTTACCGGGATGCATTTTGAGGCGGTTGTAAATAGCGACCGCGTGGTCGACGTATCCACCGCCCGAATTGATATGGAGATCGACGTCTTGATCGTCGGAGAGCGCAATCGTGTCCAGTTGGTTGACGACCTCTTCTGCCGTCACCCACCACCCGATCACATCGTAGATCAGAACTCTATGTGCCACTGTCCATCCTTGGACTGTCTCTAACGAGACGTCTCTATTCTTAGACTATTTCGAATCGGTCCGCAACCTCTTCAATCCGGTCGGCTGCCCGCTCGGTGCGATTCTGCGGCTGAGGGTCGTCGGAATTCAGCCCCAGCGAATCTTCGCGCTCTTCGTCTCTTTGCCGCTCTTCGTCTACGTCTTCGACGTCTCGACCAAGCTGCTCGACTTCGTGCTGACGTGACGACAAGCCGGCCGCAATCTTTCGCTCCATCGCCCCGACTTCGCGCGACGGATCGATCAACTCGCGCGCCGGCGGCGTCCATTTGCACTCGCCTTCGGTGCTGATGCCCATCAGGGTTGCGCCCTCTTCAATCCATCGGTCGAGGTCCTGGCAGAGCATTCCGATCATCATCTCGTCCTGCCACTGCTTCTCGAGGTCGCGCTCGACGAGCGCCGACATGCGGGCAGACGTGAAATTGACGCGGCTGTAGTCGTTGGATGCGCGCTCATAAGACAGGCCAACCGATGCTGCGATGCCGCGGGTCTGGCTGGTCGTGAACTCGTCGTAGTCGCCGACGGTGGGCGGGTCTGGGAACACGATGTCCTCGCCGGCGCCCAGGTACTGAATGCGCCCGGGCTCCAGTGACACGAGGTCGTTATCGTCTTCGTATTCGACATCGCTTCGAACGAATGCGCTGAACAGTGCAGCCACCTTCTGACGCACGAGTTGCGCGTCTTCGAACTCGTCCATGCCTCGGGTCTTCAGAATGACCGGAGCAAGCCACGGGATGCCGATCGTCTGACCTGCACGCTCCTGCCAGAACACGTGGCTGACGTCGGTGCTGTCGATCCAGTCCGAGGTCAGGTTGTCTTTGTGGGGATAGATGGTGCCGGGGTGGTTCCGATAGATGCGGTATGCCTCGGGCCAGCCCGTTCGATCGTATCGAATGCCCTGGTAGACGAGCTTACCATCACGGATTCCGTCGTATCGGCAGTCGAGAAAGTCCGGCTCGAGTACGCGGAACTGCATCGGAAGGGCGAGATTGCGCTCCCTCATCTGGTCGAACGTTCGATAATCTCGAATGACCAGACATGAGCCGCTCTCGATGACGGTGCGGGCCACCAGGCGTTGCACGCTTAGAAGCGACTGCCCTTTCTGCCCACCGACCTGCGACTGTGGCTTGTAAAGCGACTTCAGCAAATCATCGAAGTCTTTGTTGCCCTTGCAGCTCGGGCGGATGCCTTTGCCGACGATGCCACTGACGAGCACCATGATAACGCGCTTGGCAAGCCAGTGATTGCGCACCAGGTCGCGCGAACGTTCGCGCAACGTCTGGATGCCCCACTGTGCCACCTCGTCCGCACTTCCCGACTTCGGGTAGTTCCAGCCATCGGTGCGTCTCGAATGCGTTGAGCCTTCGAAGCCGCCGAGGTTCATGACCTTGTCAGCAGAAGGGCCCTTCTGAGGAATGCTGTCCGCAATCCGCGCCCACTTTCTGGACGGGTCGAGCACGTCAGCAATGCGAGAGAAAAGGCTCATGAGTCGAGCCCCTTCGAGGTCTTCGCGTAGCTGGCTTTGTCGTTGAGGGATTTCGAGGTGACCGAGTTCGCCATGATGCGGCGAATCTTCATCATCTCGTTGATGGACCGGTATTTCACCGTCCGGTCGCGAAAGCTGACCTCGGTGTGCCCCGACTTAATCGCCGCGTCTAGCGCGTCGATGTCCGCCTGTGTCCATGCCATCTGTGGCGCTCATCCATGAGCGAAATGCAGATTCAACCGTACCGACCCAATTCGATTCAGTCAAATGTTACCGCCACGCCTTTCGTATTTCTCGATTTACGTTTCGGTCGAATTCTTTCTCCATGCGCTCGTCGACTGCGCCCTTTGACTGCCTGATGGCGAACGGCGCAAGCATGCGCGCGCTCGGGCCGAAGAGCTTACGAATAGGTAGGCTGGATCCAGTCTCACGGATGAACCCGTGACCGCCCAACGACTCGACGATGAAGCCGCTCTTAATGGTCTCACGTCTGCCTCGACGCACCGTCACCGACAAGCCATCACGTGTCTGGTTCGGCGCACCAAAGCGGATGATGGGAAGCGGCTTGTCTTCGATGCGAATGGTTCCCGTAGGCGTTGACTGCGCTGCCGATGCGCGCTTGAGCGTCATCGCATCTTTGATGTCGCTCGACTTCATCCGGTAGCCCTTTCGGATCGCGCGCGAAATCTCAGTGCGAGCTCCACGAAGCACGCGGTTCACCGAACGCACTTCGGCCTTCTTCAGATTCTTGTCGCTGACGATGAACGCCTGACGGCTGAGCTTCTTTGCGGCTTTCGAGTCGTCGAATTCGATCTTCATGGTCATCTCCCGATAAAGCTGGAGTCGGTGACGCGCTTTCGCTTCTTTCTGCTGCCGCCGCCCTGGTTCCGCGCAACCTCTCGTCTGGCTTCATCCCACCGTTTTTCATCCCAACGCTCGATGCCCTCGAGCATCGCGGCAGCCATCGCATACACACGGCAATCGAGCGGCTCGTTGCGGTCGTAAATCTTCTCCCACTTCCATCCGCGGCTTGTGAGTACACGACGCTCCGAGCACAGCCCCTGGAACCACTCACGTGCGTACTGCGGAAACTCACACCATCCGGCAGGAAACTCCTCAATCTCGCCCGTCTCTTCGTCGAAGTCGGGGTATGGAAGCTCGAGCCATCGCATCAGGCGGTGCTTCAAGTTGTCGACGTTGAGCGTCCACAGCTTCACGCCAATCTTTCTCTTGTTTCCACGGGGTCCAATCTCGACATCACGCGGCGGACTGATGGTGGCCTGTGTGGTCGACGAGCCTTTCGTGATGATGATGCGTCGGCGGTCACGCTGGCCAAATTTGTAGACCTCATCGGAGAGGTATCCCGAGTCCACGGCCATGCGCGAAATCTTGACCAGTCCGCCCGACTCATGCCTCCAGTCTCGCTCGAGCAACTCCCACAGTTCATCCCACACATCGGGCTGCGTCGGGTCGCCGTGTAACTTGTGGTAGGCCACTGACTGCGAGCGCATACCCTCGCGCCACGCCACGACCTCACACTCGAGACGGTCGACCTGGACGTCGACACCGGCGGTCAAGAGACCGTAGTCACCCAGAACCTTGTGGTCGCCATCCCATGATGTGCGACGCATCCAGAGCTTTTCGTGGTCGAGCTCCTCGGTCGTCGAAATCTCAGCCGGGCATCCCCACATCGTATTGACGACCACGATCTTTGCGTCGTCGTCTTTCTCCGCTTCGGCCTTGTCCCATGCTGCCGCCATCTCCGACCACGCCATCCAGCCCAGCGGCGAATAGGTGCCGAGCAGATGGAAGCTTCTGTGCGTTCCGTCCGCGTCCGGGTTCGTTGGGACCCACTCGCCTCGAGGAAGAAAATACGCCTTGTCCTCGTGGTCGATGCGCTCGCCGCAGCCCTCGCATTCGAAGTGGGCGTCCGTCGGCTCGCCCTCACGCCATATCATCCGACGTGGGTGAAGCACCTGGTAGTAGTCACAGTGCGGACACGGCACCTGAAAGACACACCGATCACCCTGCTCGTATTCGGATTGAATGCGTGACTCGCCCTCGACCGTGGGTGTTGACACCTTCAAGATGAGGCGGTTGTGACGGAAGGTTCGCGTACGAGCTCGGGCCAGCCCAACCGGGTCACCCTCTTTCCCGAGGCTCTTCGGGTAGGCATCGACCTCGTCGAGGTAGAGATAGCGCACGGGCCTGCTTCGAAGCTCAGCGCCTGAGGTCGAGTAGGTCACGGCGAGGAACCCACCCGGGAACTTCTTGAACGTCTTGCGGTTGTCCGGATCGCGCTGGTTCGTGCTGAACATCGCTGCGAGCGACGGCGTCGACTCGAGCAGCGGCTTCAGTCTTTCGTGCGCCCACTCCCGTGACGTGCTCTCGGTCGACATGACGACCAGTGACGCGCCCGGGTCGCACTCCATCATGTGGCCAATCGAGTTCAGCAAGACTTCGGTACCGCCGGTCTGCGCCGGCTTCATCAACGTCACCTCACGCACCGGTGACTGCGGTGATACAGCGTCCATGATTTCGCGAAGGTACGGCGTGCGGTCGGTCTTCCACCGGCCGGGCTCAGCCGACGTGTTCGGCAGGATGCGCTTTTCTTCGGCCCACTCGGTCACCGTCAGCTCTGGTGGTGGACGCAACCCGTCGGCGAAGGACTCCCACAGGTCGGCCTCGGCTTCGACGGCAGCGCTCACGGGTGCGCCTCCACGAACTCCGCATCCACGACGTCGTCGTCTTCCTCGGTGTCGAACTCGACCCGCATCGTGCGCTCGATGTCGTCGACCATCTCGCCGAGGATGTCGCGCACCTCTTCGTCGAGCACGCGCGCGATGGCCTGAGCGTCGAGGCCGACGAGCTTGTTGGCCAGCCGGGTCGGAAACTTCAGCAGTCGATCACGCACCAGGCGGCCGATGCGATGCAGGATGTGCGAGACCTTGTGCTTGTCGACGAGCTCGCCCGACCGCTCGCGGTATTCCACCTGGTCGATCTGTAGCTTGATGAGTTCGCGCTCGAGCTTGGCCGCCTCGGCCGGGTCCTCGTAGGTGCGGATTTGCTTCGGGCTCATCATGCCATGGGGCGTGTCTGCGATGGTCTCGTCGACCTGCCCGTTGTTAATCTGCACGTTCCACTGGTTGAAGTTCTTCGGGGCTGCGCCGGTGACGCCGAGAATCTTCGCGCGGTGGCGCATGATGTCGATGATTTGCTTCTGCGCCCTGGTATCGCCAGCGACCGCCACATCCCACAGCGACGCCTGCATCGTATCCAGTCGCTGAAGGTCCAGCTCGATGAGCTCTTTCGCGCGCTCGCGCGAGTCCTCTTCGACGCGTTGGGTCGAGCGCTTCACAGCAGCACGCACAGCGTCGTGCGTCATGTCGAGCCGGTTGGCGATCTGCTGGTAGCTGAAGCCCTGAATGCGCATGCGCAAAGCGTCGCACTCAAAAAGCTTTGCGGCGAGATGGGGAGGTGGTGCGTCGGGAGGCTTCTCGTCAGCGTGCCGCTTGTCTTTGTCGGTCAGCGGCTCGACGGCGTAGAGTGTCTTGGTCTGAGGCGGGACGCCTTCCTCGACGTCTTCCTCGGTCGTCTCGCGCTCGTGTACTCGGTGCCCCTTGTAGATGCCGCCGGCCTTTCGTCGGATGGTCGCACCAGACACACCGACGAGTCTCCCGGCTTCGGCTGCTCGGAGCCACTGCACGCCCGTAGGGTATCACGTGGTGCGTGACTTTTGCAAAAGTTTGTCGCGGTTGAAAAGATCGGCCAAAATTTCCGGCTTTTTGCGGGCTATGGCAC